AGCGATGTGAAAGCAGAGCCGGACGGTACGCCGCGGTGTACTTGCCAGATCGATCCGTCTGGTAGGACTATTCGAGTGTGTATAAAGTTGTGCACCATGTTATGCCAATAGGCACTCCATTGAGTGTCCAACTCTAGATGTGACCGTAGGATAGAGAATGCATCCCTAATGATCTTCTCATTCAGGGAAGCGTCGAACCCAGAAAAATCGAGTCCGTACACAAAGCGCTTACGCGCCTGCATTTCTACGACTGTCGCGCCAATTTCGCGATATCCACATGAGTACGCGAAGCTGTCGCGTCTCGATATGCCCTGATAGATGGCTTTCGAGAGGCATGAATCCAGAACAGTCGAAGCCAGCGGAGCCATCCATACGAGACGACCCTTCGGCTTATCCACCCCATGCTGAACGCGCTTACCCACCAAAGAAGGAGGGATGCTACGCTCCCCACTGAGAACGTGAATGGCTTGATCGAGAATGAGATCCCGTGAGACATTCCTGTTTGCAGTGAAATAAGGAGCCCCAGAATAGCTGTCGAGATGGAGATGATTGTCCACCACCTCAGCTGGTTCAAGAGGTTTGAACCCTCTCGCTCCTGGACCCGCTGCACGGTACGTCGCAGCGATTGCGCGGTCATAAATTGCGGGGTCCCAGTGACGGGCAAAGACTCCGCGTGCACCTCCACCCCTTTTAGTGGGAAGAGTGCCTCTCCCTCGGCGATTGACTGCCTGGCTAGCCAGTCTTCGTCGGGGTCGATCATTTCCGGAGTGATTGACGGTTCTACCGGAAGTGGCGGCGGCGCGTAGTGTGCGCGCTCGTGGTCTGTCAGTGGCCGTGTGGGTCTGGTCGGTGTTGGGTGATGAGGGTATGTCTCCTCCCTCGGGACCGGTACCTGAGTCCAAGGACTTGGCACCCCATTGCTGGATGGCCTCGATTCTCTCCACAAGGGAGGCTGGAACTTCGCTCGTATATCGCGAAAGTCCTGAGAGGAGTTGGATTGGGGACCACTCACTTTTGTTGTCCCTTTCCGGAACGAGTGCGAACCGATCCTTCAACTTATGATAGTTGTCGTAATCGATAACGATTCCGCTCCACCTGGCGAGCTTCCTAAGCTCAGATTTCCCGTGACGGTTAGTCCTATACTGACCAAGATAGGTAATACCATCATTGGGTTCACATGGGTTGTGCTGGTCAGGCACATTGTGCATGGCGCTCATAGCGCTCTACTTTCTCTAGGGCCTAGTGAGAGTGTTGGTGGCGAGTGTTTACCGAC